GATATGGCAGGCGTTAGCATCTGATTCTTGGAAGCCGCGTGTTTCGCGGATTTGGCAAACGTAGAACGGATGCCCATACTTTACACCAGCGGTTATGTACGTTCCGCTGTAAGGAAATGCACAAGGCTTTTCGATGCCCCACGGCCCCGGTGTGTGTTTTGTTTCGCTCATTGTTTGGCCTCCTATTCGACGTTCCCTGACTCCCAGCGCTCGCGGTCTATGTGAGGACAGACACCATTGCTCTTTGCGCGTCCGCAATTACAGTTGTAGCAGAGAACTTGATATCCTGAAGGCCAGCCATTTTGTCGTAACCACCGATAGAAGGCATAGCCTTTGCCAATCTGCTCACGGTGTTTGTTTCCGCCACCTGCAATATGGTCAATTGTGAGAAATCCAAGACAAGTTTCACCGCATGGTGGGCAAGCGCACTTCCCACCGTAACTAAGTACAGCTTCTCGCTTGGCTTTATCCCTAGCTTTGCGTGAGGCTTCATGGACGCTAGTTGCGTTCCTTTGCCTCCACGCTCGAATGATGGCTCTAGCTCTGTCCGGGTTTCTCCAATACCAGTTGCGGCGGTAAGCGGCCACTTTGGCTCTGTTTCTTCTCTTCCAATCCCGTGTTGCAGCGCGCCGTCTTTCGGCGTACTCTGGGTCGTCTCGCATCCTCTTGGCATTTCTCATTGCTCCTCGGTTTCCCACCATATCAAGGTTAACACATGGTAGGAAAACAAGCAAGAGTTACTCTACAAGGCCCGACTCCCAGCGAATTCGATCTTCTTGCGTTATCGGCCAGCCGGTTAGACGCAAGTTTGTATGGTCTTTGTCATGCTCGACGCAGAATGGACACTTGCAGGCGCCATCATGTTCGCCGAATACTTTGCGGAGTTCCCACCATGTGCTTCCTTGCCCCGGCGCCACCCAGCACGTGCCGAGTTTGGGCGGATGGCGGCGATCAGCGTTGTACTCCGCTTCATGTTCTGCAAGCGGGCGCGGCCAAGTAGTTTCGGCCAGCAGTTCCTTTAGCTTTGCCATGTTCGTATCCTCCCTCCCACGCCACCTGTGACACGGGAGGCAGAGCGCGAACTAGCTTAGACGCGCATGATGAATACATACGCCAGCATGGAGCTTCCCGCATACCTGAGAATTGCCGTCACAAGCCAGAAAGCAGCCAGCCGCCTGTACCTTCGATTCCAAACTAGCAGGGCCATAGCATCGGCTCACAACAACATCACCCAGGCCGTGCTCAACGATTCGACGCGCAATATGAATGGCATCACGTGGGCTTGGAACGATAACCCTAGCGTGAGCTTTCGGAACCTCAATTAGCGCCATCAGTCCCCGCATTGTCATTTCCTCTCCGGCTGCCTGCTTGCGTCAGGGCTTAGGCCGTAAAGACCTGAAAATTGCACTCTGGTGCATTTGGTCGCGCTCGGAATTGCTCACTACCGAATTGCTCACACTGCCACCAACCAGACATAGCACAGTTACGTTTCAGCTTGCTTCCGCAGTCTGGACATAGGCCAGTTTGAACAATGGCTTGGTTATGCTGGAGGCGTGCTTCTCGTTCTTTAGCGCGACAAGGGTTGCACATTCCGTTGCTATTGTACTTGCTGACCCGTGCTTGATTACCGCAACTCTTGCAGAATATGGTCATTTCGTTTCTCCTCATCTAATTGGACGCGCTTGATTCGGAGGTTCGCCAGTTTGCGCTCTGCCTTGTCAAACTCTGCCAGCGATCCGCGTGCTGCGCGGGCTCGTGCTTGAATGGCTTTCTCGATCAATCGGTCTAGCTTTGCGAGTTTGCTTCGGAGTTTCACGTGTTATTAGCCTCTTGTAATTTCGCCGACCTGGACTCGTTCGCTCCAGTCAAGCCCATCTGATTTCCATTGTCGGGTATCAAATGTAGGCATCACTGGTCTACCTTGGCGGTCTACGTTAATCGTAATGCCATACCGACCAGAATTGGCTTTCCAAACGATGTTATGCCAAATGTTGAGGAAGTCAGCCCAGTCTTTTTTGTGAGGAACTTTGTGGGCCAGGGGGACGATTGTGCGCTCACCGATAACGTGAGCGGGTGTATAACCCATTTGTTTGAGGCGAATGATTATGTCTCGGTTTCGCATTCTTTTAATCTCCGAGCTTTGTCCTGCAAAGCGCGTGCCAAACTGTAAATTGCTGAAACTAAAGATGTAGCCTATGTAAGTAGAGGAATTTTGTGTCAGCAAATAAACGGCGAAACCAGCAATTAACCTTATGATTGCAAAGCGCTTGCCCGTTTGTGTCACCACGCTAGACATTTTTTGACTGCTAAATTGATAAATCGCAAATGCGAAAATCGTCTCAAATTGCGCAGCAATTGTGCTTGCGTGCTATACTTGAGCATGTTATAAGGAATCATGCCTGGACCTGTATCGCAAGTTCCTATCGCAGTTAGAGACGGAAAGCGTGGGAAAGCACCGCTAATCCGCAAGCTCAAGATGCGCTATCCAGAGCTTGGAGAATCGGCTATTGCACGCCGCGTAGGATGTAGTGCCGCTAATGTCCATCACGTCCTTAAACGCTTCCTGGGTGATAATCATTCCGAAGCTGAATTGCGTCGCTATCAGCAAGAAAAAGCTGACATCTTTGATGCGATTCAAATGAGGAATCTTGAGTCTATAACAAACAAAGACATCAAGAAAAGCTCGATGCTTCAACGAGTTACGGGGGCCGCGATTCTTGAGGATAAGGCGCGGATCATCCGGGGCCAGGCTACGAGCATAGACGTTCAGGTGCTTCTGGATGCTGTTTCAGCGGTGCGGGAAATGCGGAAATCTGCTCAAGAAACGGGCAAAAACGTTAACCAACTTATGACATTTAGTGAATCTAAAGAAGATACAGGTTGACATAATATAACATTATCAGCCGCGAGCACGATTTTCAGCGGATTTTCCACAGACTTTCACGAGCCTAAAAAGAGAGCCTATCCGCGACCCGATCCCCCCATAGATCACCCCTACCTGCGAATTTACACATCCTCTCCAAGCGCTTTTCCCCAAAAGTTCCCTTACCGGAATCCGTATTCCGCTTTCATTTAGCCCTTGACATATTGGGAATACGTATTACCATTACCACATGAGGCCAAAGAGCGAGAATCCGCGACGCAGGCTGGTGACCATAAAGCTCACTGAGGACGAGTTTGAGAAATGGCGAGGGGCGGCAGGGCCACGAGCCTTGAGTGTCTGGATACGGGAAGTTTGTTTTGGGTTTTTAGATGAAGTACATAAATTGGGAAAGGAGATAAGACATGCAAATATGCTCAGGAAATTACCAGACGCTCCTACACCAAGAGATAGTTCATCAGGACGGCGAATGTCTACTGTGCGTAGCACTCAACGCGCTATTACGCGCAGGACAAGAAATAGCAAGCCTGGAGAATCGGCGAAAGATATTTCCGCCCAAGCAATTTGCTTAAAGCCCCCACTGGGGAGCAAATGGAGCTTCGACAGTTGGCGGCAAGTGAGCGCGAGACTTGGCAGGAATCCGACTGAGGCGGAGTGGGAGTTGTACCAGAAAGGAAAACTTTGAAGGAGGATAAGAATGGTTAATCAGATTGGACAGATAAAAGGCGCGGTAGACCTAAGTCAATGTCCGACACCAGGTAAGTGTCGATGCGGTAGATGTTTGAAATGCGGTTGCGCGAAACACACTGCTATACACGGAGCTTTTCTTGGTAATCCGCCCGGCTCCAAACCTTTTGGTCATGAGTTTCAGTCAATGCTTCGCTAAAGGCATTTAGTGAAGAAGTAGCGTCATTGGACAATCAATTTGTGCTAGGATGCGGGTGATGAAGAACGCCAAACTTGAAGACGCTCTGACAAAACTAGGCAAGAGTGGCGAGTCTATAGATTCCGCCAAGGCGATTGCAGCGGTTGAATCTCTGATGAAGATTGGCCTGCTGCGTATGAACCGCATCCAGGAACCGTTCATCAGAATCAAAAACAAGTTTGGCCGAACTCCGAAAGTGCGAATTTTGGAGACTGGCGAAAAAGCTGGCAAAACAAGAGTGGGGATTGCTGAGGACATAGCCCACGCAATGGGCTTTAGGCCGTGGCTTGAAGAGAGTGATCCCGATTGGAAGATTTCGGTCAGAGTTCCGAACGAGGGCCTGATTGGATGCGAGACAATGGCCCAATCCGTAAACGCGAAAGTTGAACCTGAGTTGGAGACGCTGATACCGGCTCACTGCGCGCCGGAATGGAAGCGGGATACGACGGGTGCTTTAAAGTGTGTCACATTGCGGTACGACTATTTGGGCAACCGATGTGGAAGCACGATCCACATTCGCAGTTACAATCAAGAGCCTAAGACGTTTCTGGGGATTGACTACGCTTGGCAGCACTTTGATGAACCGCCGCCAAGAGCAATCTTGATTGCCGTCCAGCGCGGTGCGGTAACCACTGATGCGCCAACTTGGTTTACGATGACACCTTTGACCGAGGCGTATCTTTACGATATGTTTTCGGTAAAAGCCTTCAATGCTGGCGGGACCGATCCCGACATCGCAGTGTTTCGCGGTTCGATGTATGACAACTGCCAAGATTACTGCCGGAAGTGCAATTGCTACATCCCAGAGAATGATCCCCTGAAAATGGCGGATGCTTTTCAAGAGCGGCCAGTTAACATCTGTCCAAAGTGCGGCGAAGTCATGGGGTTTATTCCGTGGGCGGGGATTAAGAACTATTTGAAGCTGTTCGTAGACCCTGACGAATTGGAAGTGCACACTGAGGGCAAGTGGGCGCATCTTTCGGGATTGGTTTACAAAGAGTTGAAGCGGGAGATTCATTTGTATCCAGATTTTGAGATTCCGCGAGACTGGATGAAAGTGGAAGTTGTTGACCCGCACGATGCACGTCCTACTAGGTGGCTCTTTGCGGCAGTCTCGCCAGAGGAAGTGATTATCAACGGCAAGCCAGCCAATCGGGTTCGCATTTATGATTACCTGTTGGCAAATGGCAACGTCCATGAAATTGTGAAACAGGTACGAATGAAGCGCGCGCAACATAATTACGTCACGCCGGAGATGGTGATTCTGGATGCCAAGTTCGGAGCTAAGACTGTAAAGACAGTAGAGGTCACAACTTCGTGGGAAGAAGAATTAGAAAAGGCTGGAATCAAGAATATCTACCTCTCGCATTCTGATCCTGGCGATATTGCGCTTGGGCACAAGCGAGTCAAGGAATATCTCAGACCGCATTATTCGCCATTGCGCAATGCGGAGTTTCCTGCTATGTTGTTCGCGGAGGAAGGCTGCCGTGGAGATCGTGGGCCGATTCAGGACATCTTTAATTATCAGTGGAAGCAAGGAACAGACAAGCCAGACGAAGCCTACAAGGACTTCGCGGATTGTGTGAGGTACTTGGCCTTAGAGCAACCGGTTTACCGAGTGCCTGAGCGCGAGCCTGAGAACGAAATGGACGCACTCTTGAAAGGGTTGCCAGGACAACAGAAGCGGCGGGATGAAAGTTATAATCCCATGACACACGGAATGAGAGTCAGATGAAGGACGATGATGCGCGTGACTGCTGAGGATTTCGCTTAAATGGCTGACCTGCCCTACATTTGGGCCTGGGGACCGCGCTATATACGAACCCTGAAGCGGAAGGGCCAGCGATGCCGGATTCTGGCCCGCGGCAAGATGAACTCATGCCTGATTGAATTTGGTGATGGTTTCCGCGTAGTCGTATCGGGCAACGGACTGAGGAAGATGAAAGGACGGTGATGCCCGCTGGAATACCAGCCATCACAGTTGCCAAACCGGGGACTCGGAGCCGGCAGATAAAACGATCCAGTAGATTGGTGAGCGATGCTTGAATTTCGCGTTGAGAAACTAACCCGCGAATTGATCTCAGAAATGCTTCCTATGCAGAAAGAGTATTGGGAAGATGTCGCGGCACCATTCCACCAGTTCCCACCTGATGTTGATTGGGACACTTACCTGAAAGCTCAAGACATTGGTCGTCTCATCGTGATTTGCGCGAGAAATGAAGCGGGGGAACTCAAGGGCGGCGCGATGGTCATAATGGGACCGCACCCACACTATGCCTGCATTGCGGCTTCCTTACCACTGCTCTTTATTGAACCAACATACCGACGCGGCATGGAGGGATTGCGCCTTGTCAGCATGGCGGAGCGGGAAGCTGAAAAAGCCGGGGCGCAGTTGATGATTACCCACGGCGGGATGCACAACGGAGTTTACCGCCTGTTTGAAGTTATGAAATACTCGAATTTCGGTCAGTACTTCGTGAAAGTACTTCCGAATGGCCCAAACCGAATTGCGCCGGTTTTCAAGGAGGCGAAGTAAATGGGCGTGACAGCGCTTCTTGCCACGCTTGCGGTCAGTGCGGCGGGAACAATCGGCACTGGTATCTATGAGGCCGTAGCGAAGCCCTCACCGCCTCCCGCACCGACTTCTGCTCAAACTGCTGCTCAGCAAGCGGAGGCTCAGCAGGCAGCGGCACTTGCTGAAGCGCAAGCATTGACGGCAAGGCGGGGAATGGCTTCAACAATTCTTACAAGCCCGCTTGGTGTGACAACTCAGCCAACTGTAGGACGTGCAACCTTGGGAGCTTGACCATGAATCTATATCTAATCCAGCGTGGTCCTAAGCCCGAGTATCATAAAGCACCATTCCATCGTGTAATAATTTGCACAAGCAAAAAAGTAGCAGAATTTGAGGCGGGCTCGTCTGCAGATCACGCATGGATTTGGCTTCGTGGTAGTCTTGATAACGGCGAGGGGTTTTTAATTGTACGTTGGAACGGCCTAGATATAGATTACGGGCCAGTAGTTTTTGCTTTCAAACTTCCAGATGGAACTGGTTCAGCTTTTCATCATCCAGACAAGAACGGGACGCCGTGGCAATTATTGAAGGGCGCAACATGGTGGAGTAGCCGCAAAGTTCCAGAGTGGCTCCAAAAGAAATATGGTGTTTCGCCGCCTTCGGATGAGTTCAGTCAATCCGCCATTTGTAGACGTGAACAAGAAACCTTGAGGGCTTAACGTGGCTTACTCTGGGATCGGGCTTCCATATCGAGACAATTCCACTTTCAACCCAGCAAGTTTGGCCGCTGACACTGCGGAAGAACGTGCGAGGCAAGCGCAAAAGTATTTGCTCGTTCTCGCTGAGCAACGGCTTCCTTGGGAGCCGCAGATAGATAACTTAATTATGTACGTCAACCATGGCCGTCGAAGTATCCAGGACAAAGACTTGTGGCCGGGAATGCCCACAGGTATGGAGATTTACGATGACAGCGCCATGCTCGCTCGAAATATGCTCGTAGATGGCATGTGTGGGTATTTGTGCGGTCGCAATCAGCCTTGGTTCGCACTCGAAATACCAGGCAAGCTAAACTTCCCGCGTGGTGCGGGCATGAGAGCATGGACAGGAAAGCGTGTTGACGAATATCCGCAAGTTCAGCGCTGGCTTCAGGACTGTCAGGAAGTCATGTACTCCGCTTTCAATCGGTCTAACTTCTATGATGTAGTGACAGAATTCATCAGTGATGGAGCGACTTGCGGGACTTCGCATTTGGTTGTGGAAGAGGATGTGATAACGGGAACTATCGTATTCATCGTTCCGCACTTTCGCGAATGCTTCATTGCTGTTAACCGTTTCGGCCAAGTTGATACTAACTACCGGATCTACAAAATGACGCTGCGGCAATTCGCACAACAGTTTGGGATGGAGCGCATGAAAGAGGCCGAGCCGAATTTCGAGAATTCCTATAGAGCCAACATGCACGCGGAGCGCGAAGTTTTGCACGCGGTTTATCCTCGCAAAGATTACAAGCCTGGGCGAATTGATGCCCAAGGTAAGCCGTGGGCATCATTGTGGGTTTATTGTCGAGGCGGCAGAATATCGCCGTTTCAAGGCAATGTAGAGCTTAATCCTCCGGCTGGTAACGCTCTGAGTTTGTTATCTGAGGGTGGCTATGATTCGATGCCCACGATTACTTGGCGCTGGCGGGTGAATTCGGATGAGATTTACGGTCGCGGGCCAGCGCATGATGCTTGGGTGGCTATCGCGCTTGCTAATCAGATGGGAAGAACGAATCTCATCACTGCACAAAAAGCCGCCGAACCTCCGTTGGTCGCGTATTCTGACATGCGGGGACAAATCCAGCGCGGGCCAAATGGAATTACTTTTGTTGAATCGAATCGAGGTGACCTGCGAGTACGGATGCCTCAGCCGCTCACAACAGGGGTACAAAACCTTCTGTTCAATGCTGAGTATCAGACTAAGGTCAGCCAGATTATCAACCAGCACTTTCATACCGATGTTTTCATGCTGCTCACTCAACTTGCGCAAGCCAAGGCGAGTGAGCGTATGGTGACTGAGCAAATTTTCGAGTTAATGAATGAGAAAGCGGCAGTCTTGGGGACTCGCGTGGGGAATCTGCAATCAGAAGCCTTTGACCCTTTAATTGCTCGAGTTTTTGACATCGAAGCGCGCGCTGGGCGAATTCCTGATGCGCCTGATATTCTCCTGAATGCTGAACACGGTCCTGTGCAAGTTCAATATCTGGGGCCGCTGGCTCAGGCTCAGATGAGATTGTCCAAAGTTCGGTCTATTCAGTCGGGCGTGGCCTTGGCAACACAAATCGCTCAGGTGGACCCAGTTTCAATGCACGTCATTGACTTTGACCAGGCGGTACGGGAAGCGCTTGATGCTACTGGATTCCCAGCTTCGTGTCTACGTGACCCGCAAGCGGTTGCCGAGATTCGCCGGATGGCACAAGAGAAATTGGCGCGTCAAGAAAAAATTGAGGAGCTTCCAAAGGTTGCTAAGGCAATGGCACTTGCAGGCAAAGCCAGTGAACAAGGAAGTCCGCTCAAGACACTTATGGGCGGAAGTCCAGAACCAGGTGAATGATGCCTATAGAGTTCGAACCACCCAATCTGGACGCGAAGAAACTTGAGGAAATGAGGCAACGCTACCGGAATGTTTTTGGTAGCGAAGAGGGACGTTTGGTGCTGGGAGACATCTTGGTGATGTGTCACTTCGGCGTACCGCTGAACACAGACGAGGAGCGGATTGAATACAACGTAGGGATTGCTATTGCCCGCATGTGTGGTATTATGAGCGAGGTTGACAGTTTTCTGGGCATTAGAGGAGGGTAAGAATATGCCAAGCGGTCCATATTATGACAATGTTCGCCAGGCAGGGCCGGATGGAATCCGCTTCCCGCTGGAAGTTCAACACGCCATGTACGCGGTCGAGAAGGAACTCGACCTCGGTAGTCTCGCCAGCGGCTCGACCACCTACCTAACACCTGACCAAGCGGGAGCCTCGGTGATTACGGCAACCCCTGGAGGAGCTTGTACGATTGTCTATCCATGCTGCCAGCCAGGTTTTATGGTATCGATCATAAATCTTGCGAGCGGTGCTGGTTGCACAATCGCGATTCAGTGTGGAACGAACACGACCAATGTCGCCGTATGTCCCATTAGCAAGACGAGCTTCGTGATTCACACTGGGACAAATAGCGGTGCTCTCTTGGGACCGAATGCGTAACAGTGAGGACTTTTGATGCCCGCTACTAGCGGTGGCAGTAAAGGCAGAGGAAAAGGCAAGGCATCTAATCCTGCCTTACATGATGATGAGGATTGGTTTCGCTCCTGGGTGAACAGGCGTAGAAAGGAACTGCGGGATAAGAAAGCGGTTAAGGGCATGACCTATCCGAAGTCGCACATGCACCCGCGAAGGCCATGAAAGATGCCGGGACTCCAATGACGAACAAGGAACGCGAGGAGAAATGGAAGGCCGAAGACGACGCACGAACTCTTGCGGAGGCCGAAGTTATCAAGGCGGATGCAAAGCGGCATGGAAAGGCCAAGGAAGCTGGAGAAAGACTCGCTAAGGAAGCACGTGAGCGGGCAGAGGCTATGGAAAGAATCGCAAAGTCGAAGATGAAGTATGACAAGAGCGAGATGCCGCCTGCGAAGGAGTGAGTTATGCCTGCTGACTTTGACCGCTGCGTTTCTGGGGGAGGCCGTGTGAGGACCGTTTCTGGGCCAAACAAGGCCCACGAACTCAAGGAAGGCCAATATCGGCGCTATTGTTTTTTGAAAGGTAAGAGCTACGCTGGTGAAACCAGCACGAAGGAGAAGAAGGACAAGAAGTAACTTTCACTCTAGCTTTGAGTCCAGCGGAAGGAGTAGCAATGCCAGAAGGCCAAGTGAACCCAGGTGGGGATCAAGGCGGCGGTTCAGGGCAAGCGGGCAACCAGCAAACACCATCGCTGGGATGGCGAGCGGGCCTGCCAGATGACCTCAAGGAAAATGCGGCTTTCACGCCGTACAAGACGGTAGGAGATTTTGCAAAATCCCACCTTGAGACGGCAGCGAAGGTCCAAGGACTTGAGGCGAAACTGGCAGACGCGATTCCCAAACTTCCCGATGATGCCACGCAGGAAGAGCGGGATATTTACCTGATGTCACTCGGACGGCCGGAAACGGCTGAAGAGTACGAGTTCGCCGGGGATGGCAAGGACGCGCCAGAGTGGACGAGCTATTGGAAGGGTGAACTTTTCAAGCTCGGCGTTTCCAAGGATACCGCAAAGGCGCTCTCTCAAGCTCTCCAAGGCCAAATCTCGAAAATGGTGGAAGCGCACAATGCAGCAATCAAGAAGGAAATTGAAGATGCTTCTGCCAAACTCAAAACCGAGTTAGGAGACAAGTACGATGCCAGTGTTCAACTGGCTACGCGGCTGTGGAAGCAGTACACGGATAGCGATTTCGATAAAGCGTTCACTGGCGAGACATCCGTCAACCGCTTTCAGATTATCCGGTACATTCTGAAAATGGCCGCGAAAACCGGAGAAGACACATCTTTGCCTGGAGGTACGCAAAGAACAACTGCTCCTGTTGGAGACAAAATGGTCTATGACAAGAGCAACATGCCTCCCGCTAAGGCGTAGTCCTCCAAAGGAGAAAAAACGTGGCAGAACAATCGGTGTTGGGTTATCCAACCCTAATCGACATTTTCAATAACTATTCGTCTACTGACGCCCGAGCCCTGTTTATTTGGGCTGCTCGCATCTTGGACCGCACCTGCCCGCTCATTCGCATCATGCCCATGATCGAATCAAACAACATGCTGTCCAATGTCGCAACTCGGACGGATTATATTCCCAGCCCAGCCACTCGGCGTTTCGATGAAGGCGTGACGCCGACCGTCGCGCACAACATTCCATTGAACGATCCGATCGCACTTTTCTATGATTACTCCGAAGTGGATAAAGACAAGTGCGATTTTCAGAACGATCCGACTGCCTGGCGGCAAGATCAGGACGCTAACCATGTCGAAGGTTTCCGGCAGAAGCTGGAATTGATGATGTGGTATGGGTCGCTAAATCAAGACGGGGGAGCATTCAACGGTTTGGCTACTCGATTCAACAACCTAGAATCCTTGCCCAATGGCTTAGCCGACTGGCCTCCGAATGTTTGGAACGGAGGGGCTTCATCGGGCCAAGTCACAAGTGCTTGGTTCATTGAGTTCGGCAAGCAGAAAGTTCACGGCATTTATCCGAGAAATACCGCTGCGGGGCTTCAAATCCGCGATCTTGGTGAGATGACCAAAGAAATTGCCACCAGCACCACAGGTGGCCCGACCATGAACAAGTTGCTCCAAGTCTACCGAACGCTGCTCATGTGGTGGGTGGGCATCCAGGTTGTCGATGAACGCTGTGTCCAGAGAATCGCCAACATCAACCCGGCTATCCTGTCCAGCAATAACTTTGACGAGAACATTTTCATTGAAGCGAAAAACTGGCTACCAGATGGCGGGGAGAATCCCGGCACAGCAATCTTCGTCAACCGCTGGCTGAAAACTCAAATCGACATTCGTGCGGTCAGCCAGAAAATCAACACTTACTTCACCCAAGACAAGGCGACTGGCGATGTTTTTGGCCGCCCGGTCACTCGTTTTCAGGGTATCCCGATCTTTGTCGCCGAGAAAATTTTGACGACAGAGACGGTGCTGACGTAGGAGGGAGGCACAAACATGCCAGTCACAGATGCACTTCTTTACGTTCATGGGGCAGGAAGTTCTGCCTATGGTCCAGTTACAAACGCTCCTGGCTCATCGGCTGCCTACGCAGCGAGTTTTACAGGATCAATCTCAACTACAACTCTGACTGTGGCAGCGGGTTCAAGTACAAATCCCGCTCCGGTGGGTACAATTGCAGTTGGCGATATGGTTTACGGCTCAGGCGTGGCAGCAGGTACAAAAATCACGGCTCTGGGAACTGGAACTGGGGGTGCTGGTACTTACACTGTAAATATCTCCCAGACAGTAGCCAGCGAAGCCATGACAAGTCAAACTCCCATTGGAGATACTCTCTGCGCAAGCGGCAGTCAATACTCCAACAACGAGCTTGATTTTGGTGTCGGCTCTGGTGCTCTTGGTGCCGTACCTGGCTTCCCATCCTACGGCGAAAAGGGATACACATTTCCCCCAGAAGTTGTCGGAGATGGGGCCGTCGAATTCGGCTTGCATGTTCAGATCGAATCGGCGTTCTACGCTTCAAGCGCGTTCACCTCAATCTCTTTTCAGCCTTGCACCAGCCCAACTGCGGGAGCTACCACTGGCGGGTCTAATCCAATAGCCAGCAGAGCGCTGACCTACGCACAACTTCAAGTTGTCGGAGCGCATTACTTCATCCCGGTGAATTTCGCTGCGGTTTTGAGATACCTGAATTTCTATGCGCTGTTCACCGCTGGTGGTGGCGGCGATCCGACGACTGGGACGATTCTTGCATGGTACGGCCCGAAGACTGGAGGGGAGCAGTAAAATGCCGCTGGTTAAAGCCAAGTGCGTCGCGCAAGCATTCGACAATCAAGGCAAACGCTTGTACTATCCTGGGGATATTGTTGAACTGAACACAGAAGGCCCGCTCGCCCAAATGTTGACCCCATCAGGGAAATGGGTATTTCAGTGGGACGGGAGACAACCGCCTGATCCGAAACTCGTAGCAGCGATGCTGCACGCTCCTATCCCGGAACCTGTGCCACTTGAGAATCCGAAGCCGCAAAAGGCCGCAGGGAGTCGGGTTTCCTAGTCCTCCTTTCCCCGGCTCCCCGCGACTAACTAAGAGGGCGCAGTGAACTATTCGGCAGTGTCGATTGCGAACATGGCTTTGCTGCGCATCGGCGCTCGCGGGTCGATTGCTAGTCTCCAAGATGATTCTCCCAATGCGATTAAGGTGAACACTGTCTGGGATATGATCTTCCAGGAAGTATTGTCTGAACGAGACTGGAAGTTCGCCAAGATTCGCGCTGAATTACAAGAAGCTGGCAAGGGGAGTTTCACGGCTTCGATTTCGGGCAATACCCTCACTGTCACAGCTATTGCTTACGGGCCTTTGAAAGTCGGGCAGGCGATTTGCGGTACAGGAATATTGCCGGGAACCGTCATCACAGCTTTAGGAACCGGCACAGGTCAAACCGGCACATACACGGTTAGTATTTCGCAAACGGTTCCCAGCGAAAGCATGACGACTGCGATGCGTCCGCTCTACGCCTACCGCCATGCTTACGCTCTTCCTTCCGACTTTCTCCGACTTGTAAAGCCCCGCGAAGTGCCGCAAGAACGCTCCATCGCCTATTTCAATGATGTGGGCCTATATCCATTCTTCGGTCACGGCTGCTGGCGAGACAGAGACGTACCTGTGTGGCCACGCGAAGTCGCGCCCTACGTCGTGGAAACATTGTCTGATGGCAACAAGTACCTCTTGAGCAACTATCCTGATTGGGGCGAAGTTCACATTCCGGTGAAAATCAATTACATCCGACTGATTACAGATTTGACTCAATTGATGCCCGGTTTTGTGAACTGCTTAGCTTACCGGCTTGCTGGAGAATTAGCTTTACCCATCACTGAGGACAAGCAAAAAGCTGAGGGTATGATGCAGGCGTTTCGTGACGCGCTGAACTCTGCGCAAGCTCAACTGGAGTGCGACGACTTTTTGAAGGACGAGCAAGGTTCTCAAAGCTGGGTGGAAGCTGGCAGGTGCCCCTGTCCGGGATGGGGATGGCTACGCTAAATGGCGAAGACCGTAAAACTCTCCGTCGCAGAGTTTAGAAGGCTGAAAGGAGCTCTGAGGCACAGCCAATTAGTCACCGATCCTGGTAATTTCTCTGATTCCGAAACGCCAGCAGATTCGGGCGATCATCAGCACTTCAGTCTAGCTGGTGTGCCAGCGCCGGGAGGAAGTTTAATTTTATCCGTCAACGGCATGGTTCAAAATCAAGGTGCTGACTACACACTCAGTGGCAATCAACTTACATTTAGTAGCGCCCTTGTGCCGCCGTTTACACTTTTGGCTTGGTATCGTTGTTAGGAGGCTCCAATGCGTTTACTGTCTTTTCGGGATGCGAGAGGAAGATTTTGGTACGGGAGCGGAGTAAAATACGCAACTTTCTCGCCTGGGCCTTTCTTCATTTTCTGCATTCTTGTGCTTGGCTTACTTGGGATTGGCGCAGCCACTCAGATTAACCTCACAACCCAGGTTCAGGGAATCCTTCCCACAGCGAATGGTGGAACCGGACAGAACTCAACCGCTACATTTCCTACATCCGGGACTGTGATGACAACGGGCACGAGCGTTGTCTGTTCCCAGGAACCTGCGCTTACAGGAGATGTCACAAGCACTGCTGGTTCATGCGGTACGACGGTTGGCCAGATCGAAGGCGCGGCCATCCCAGTAAGTGCTCCCTTGGTGGGAACAAATTCAAGCAAGCAACTGATAGCGGCCACGGAGGCCAATCTTGACAGCATGGGCTATGCGGCGGGAGGTGGTACCGCTCAAGCGCAAACGTTGACTCTCTCGCCTGCAATTACGTCCTTAACCGCTGGTCTGTACGTCTGCTGGATGCCAGCCGCAGCCAACACTGGTTCTGGACCAACCCTCGCTGTAAACAGCCTAACCGCTAAAACAATTATCAAGGTTGGCGGGGCTTCCCTAGCGGCTAGTGACCTGACCACTACGGCGATAGCGTGCGCGGTATATGACGGCACAAGTTTCGAGTTACAGAATCCACAAACAGCCATCAATATCAACTTTCAAACCGATAGTCCGACTTGCTCAAGTGGCACGCTGAGTTTAACTTACACACCGCTTAACCTACTATTCTTCGAGAACGGGCAGCTTTTGACCAAGGGTTCGTCTAACGATTATACAATCTCTGGCAGTACAATTACGCTGGTTAGCGGGTGCCCATCCTCGGGTACGAACCTCTTTACCGCGTTCTACAACCACTGAGGTTAGCTAATGAAATTCCTCTCTCGGCTCTTTATTTCAGCGGGCGTTGTGCTCGCACTTTGCTTCGGCTTGGCGTCCACAACGCAGCTTAACCTAGTGCTTCAGATACAGGGTATTCTGCCGATTGCAAACGGTGGCACTGGCGCGTCTACGTTCGCTGGTGCCAACATCGACGTAACGAACGTGGCGCAGTCAATCACCGCTGCCAAGACATTCAATAACAGCGACATTATCCTACTCGGCTCCTCGACTGGAGGGACAACTTTTACTTCGGCGAATTCTAGCTCGACAAACTACAGTGCCACATTCCCAGCCGTGACTAATTATGTCCTAGAAGGCGACATTTCGAGTTCGGGTGGGACGCCTCGACTCCAGGAACAAGCCTGGAGTACGGGAAGCACATTACCAGCCGAAACCACCTCTAGCCTGCTCGGGATAATGTATGCAACCAAGGCGATCACGGTGCGCGCGGCGTGGGTGCTGACAGAAGTTCCGGCGAGTTCATGTAGTACCGAACCAGCCTACGCGGTTTACTACAATACGAGTGTTTCCAAGACTAGCGCGGTGGAAATTTCCTCCTCAAACTGCACGGCTGCTGCAACGACTTTGGGCGCTACGTCGTGCGGCATTACAGCGACATCTGTGGCGAGCGGAGATTACGTCTTTTGGGAGGTGGCAACCGCACCAGTTAGCTGCGCCGATCACCTGCGCCTGAGTTACGAGTACACCATGAACTAACGGACGGTTTTGATGGCTCGCGCCAATGTTCTTGTTAATAATTTTAATGGCGGCGAATTTTCAAGGCTCATCGAGAGCCGAAGCGATCTTTCTAAATATGCCTCCGGTTGCCGGACTCTTGAAAACGCCATTCCGCTTGTCGAAGGCGGTGCGAAGAAAATGCCCGGAACAATCTTCGCAGGAATTGCCGGGAATGGTGGACCGCTAGGGACGGCCACAACAGGCAAGTCGAGACTCGTTCCTTTCCAATTTTCGACTCTTCAGACTGCTATTATCGAATTTTACGCTCTGGGCATCCGTATTTGGATGAACGGCGGACTAATTGAAAGCGGTGGCTCGCCCGTCGTAGTCTCAACGCCTTACGCGGAAGCTGATTTGTTCGACCTCGACGTATCAACTCAGAGCGCTGATGTTCTTTACATTCTTCATCCAAAGTACCCGCCAGCTTCCTTGAATCGGATTTCTGATACAAACTGGACTTATATCGTTCTTTCGCTGTACGGCACTCAGGATGTCATAAAAACTGGCTACAGTGCTCTCGGTCAATGTATCAGTGCTATTTCTGCAACCGCTCCAGCCGAAGTGACGCTTGCGAGTAGCAGCAGCACTGCGCCATTTGCGAATGGCGACCGAATTTACATTAACCTTTGTGCTGGCATGGTCGAACTGAACGAAGGCCAATTTATCGTGTTTAATATGAGCGCGAGTGCGCCGTGGACGTTTCAACTCTTACCGCTTGGGGTAAGTCCAAGTGGACCGGTAGCCGCTCTGAGCGATACTTCTGGCGGAGCTTTCACATCTAATCCAGCAGGAACATACGCAACTACGACCAATGGATCCGGCACGAACCTGACAGTGGTCATCACAGCCGAAAATGTTTATGACAGCATTTGGGTCATAACGGGGACTTCCGTTGGTGATCCTGGTACTGGGTATGAGGTAGGAGACTTAATTGAGTACACTGTTTTGGGACAAAGTTTATCGGCTGTCGTTAGTGCAGTTGTGAACAGTAGCGCCTTGGACGCGTCGAAGTTTCTTGCTTATGAAGGCGGCGGTTTCGCAGTCAAAGTTCCGCCGCTTTTTAATACTGCGGGAAACTATCCAGCTTGCGCTACGTTTTATCAAGAGCGCTTTTGCCTAGCCGGTTCGGAAGATAATCCCACTCAGATGAACGGCAGTGTTCAGGACGATTTCCCCGATTTCATTTGTGATCCCAATGAGGATGATTATGCCATTCAATTCACTTTGGTAAGCCAGCAGATTGACCAGATTCGGTGGATGATTGGCACTCCCAGCGCGCTTCTGCTCGGAACCGCAAGCGGTGTCTGGGCAATGTTTAGTCCTACAGGCACGGCACTATCTCAAACTAATGTGACCGCAGCGAAGCAGACAAGCATGGGCGTCGGCGCAGTAGCCCCGCAACTGGTAAACGACGCTATCATTTGGGTTACGCGCTCCACCTACATTGTAAGATTGCTCATCTATAACTGGGTCACAAACCAGTGGGAAGGCCCCGATCTTACGCGACTAAACCGTGAGATAACGGTTGGGCCTACCGAGGCGCAATCGGGCATCGTACAAACCGCCTTTCAGCGTGACCCGTATTTCATCTTCTGGGCAGTGCGTGCGGACGGCCAGCTTATCGGTCTGACTTACGAGCGAGAGGATCAGGTTTTTGCTTGGTTCAGAATCGTCACCGATGGAATTATCGAATCGGTAGCTTGCATAAGCCAAGACGGAGCCGAAGACCAAGTATGGATTTCAGTGCAACGCACTGTGAATGGCGTTGCTCAAAGGTATATCGAGTATTTCATGCCGCAAGGACTCTTCAACGAATTGTCAAACAGCTTTTTCGTCCACTGCGGGCTTCAGTGGCAAGGAGTCGGACCTTTCACGATTACGGGAATATCACGAGCCAATCCCTGTGTAGTGACGGCACCTGGACACACGTTGCAGAACGGCCAGAGCGTTAGAATCATCGGAGTGCAAGGGATGACTCAGGTGAATAACGATCCTGCTTCGGCGTATACGGTCGCGGGTGTGAGCGGCAACACATTTCAGTTGTCAGGGATTGACTCGACTGGCTGGAATCCATACACGTCAGGCGGCTCAGCGAGCCAAGTGACAAACACCGTCACGGGTCTTCAGTACATCCAAGGTCAAAGCGCGGTTGCACTAGGAGATGGCGCGAAAATTTGGCAAGGTACGGTGCCCTCAAATGGGCAAGTGACGTTCGCATATTACGCTAATCTCGTGACCATCGGGTTGACATTCCAGACCATCATCGAGCCGATGAATCCCACCCTCGGGAGTCCTCAGCAAACTTCTAAAGGCAAGAAACAAAAAATCTCCCGCGTGACTTTCAGCCTTTGCGATTCAATTGGAGGTCTCTACGGAAACGACCAACAACATCTTCATCTGATGGCATACGGGTCTGGAGCCAAAGGATTACCGCCAGCTTTGTTCACAGGTAATATCACGCGGGATTTGGACGGAGATTGGGAGGACGAGGCCACGATTTCCATTGTTCATGGCGAGCCGTTTCCGTTTACACTTAGAAGCGTCATACCGCGTTTGGACGTTGCGGAGATGGGATAATGGGCGACCTGCTCACACTTAAAAATCTCCAGATGGGCTTTGCTGGACTTGGCGCTCTGACCAGTGCGGTGTCGGGCTTGGGAGAGTATGAAGCTGGTCAGGAAAAGAAAGCCGCCTATGATTATAATGCCGCAGTCACCCTCCAGCGAATGCAAGAAGAAATGCAGACCTCGGAGACGCAATATGCTATTCTAACGGGTAAGCAGGCGTCTCGGTATGCTGCGGCAGGTGTGGATATTGCTTCCGGCTCACCGCTTTTGGTAATGGCGCATACCGCAGTGCAAGGTGCGAAAGAGCAAGAAAGCGAATATCTGGCTGGCACCGAAGAAGCCGCCTTGCAGCGTTACTACGGCAAGATGGTGGCTTTCAGCGGGACCGTCGGTGGTATCAGCACGTTCCTTGCTGGCTTGGCGAAATCAGGTAGCCAGATGGCTACCATTATGGCGTGAGGTATCAACATGAAATGTGTGATGTGTAAGGAGGAATCTACTCCGCTATTCAAGGTAAAAGGCACTGAACAGTATGTGTGCGAAGATTGCGCTGATAGGATTTCACATGGTTGCCCTCGACCTCCTGGTGCGATCGCTTGCCCAGTCGTGGATAAGGAGAACAACGTTCTGGTGTTTGGATCGGTATGGAATCCTGATATGACTTAGAGCTATTCCTTGGCTGAAGTTCCCACAGTTACGGCACCTCGTTTGGTTCCTCCACCGGAGATCAGTCCGCAGATTGCGGCGGAACCAGGGGAGACACTTGCCCATCTTGGACAAGAATTCGGTGCTGTAGCTGATTACGGCGTCGAAGTTGCCGGGAGAATCAGAAGAGCACAAGCTGACTTGGCGCTTGCCAAAGCGAAGAACGAGATCGAGGCAGCGTACAACAAATTCCAGGAAACACTTTCGCAATCCGGTGATCCTGACAACCTGCCGAATCCGCAGACGTTTATCGACAATCTGAAAAACTCCTATGAGGGAAAGCCAAAGTATGCTGACCCAATGGTTAAGCGTGCGCTTGACCTTCACGTTGACGCTGTAGGCGAAGACGCTCGCCATCTGACCCTTATGCGCCAATTGAGCTTACAGCGCGGGCAATTTATCGAGCAATTGACGCTTGCGCAAGAGAACGCCGCCTTTAAGATGGCTAATGACACTACGCCAGAGGATTATGCGCGAGACCGGGGAGACTTTGAGCATTTGGCCTTGGCTGGTGAATCAAGCGGCTGGATTACTGCCAAAGAGCACGCCCTCTACATGCGCAGGCTTGATGCTGCCGCTCAGGACCACAGGATTACGAACGCAATTATAAGCCAAAATCCATCACAAATTCAGACTATGATTGATGAAACCACTCAACATCCTGAGCACTTTAAGGAACTTGAGGAAAAACGCTTTCAGGAACTTCGTGCGCATTTGAATGTCGCCTTTCGAGAAGCCAAAAGACTGAAGGATGAAGATGATGTCAGAGCGCAAGGTGATCCAATTCTGGTCAAAGATTCAAACGATGTGACGTTGAAAGACCCGAGAACAGGTAGGACCGATTGGCGTCAAGCAATCGAACGACTGGATCAGGACAACACGATTCCTGAAAAAGTCAAAGATTATGTCCGGCCTCGGTTGCGGGCGCGCGCAGAAGATCAGAGAGCAGCGCTTACGACGGCAAATAGAGAAGTCATCACTCATTTTAAGTTCCTAGCCGAGACTGGCTCATTGAACTCCCAACAGATACAAGCTATCGAACAACAGATAGAAAGCGGCCAGATCGAGGAGGATGTTGGGCTTGCAATTGTGCAGGCAGACGACCAAATCAAAAGACAGAAACTCATGCTCACGATGGATCAGCGAAGATTTGAGCGTGAGCAACGTGAGGTAAGAAGTGCCGACTTAGCGCAGAAGATTCTTATGGACGCCCACGGCGGTTACATCCCAGAAGAGGAACTTCAGAAGTACGCTGGCGATCTGACACATGCTGATTACAATTTCTTAGCTAAGACTACAAGCATCAAGTCAGACCCCGCTTGGAGGCAGGCTGTTGCAATCGTCCAGACATCGCCCACGTTTGGTGATCTGACAATTGATGCGAACAAGATCGAGATGTCGAAATTTCTTCAAACGCTTGAACGAACTGTAGAAGCAAACCATTTGACTGGAGAAGGAATAACCGACGAACTGAGCAAAGAATTGAAAGCCAGAGCAGACCGAGTGAACCAGAGTTTTATCAGCCAGTGGTTTGACAGGATTTGGTCACGACGATTCGCAACTCCCAAAGAGGGAGAAGCTATCTCCGGAGCGACTATGCCAACAATCCAAACTCCATATTCAGAATGGACGGAACATGGTCAGATCGTAGAACAGCGCCAAACCAAAGACGGACGCATTCTCAGTAAGTACCAAGACGGAACAATCCGGTAATGTCAAACTCGCCACAAACCGTTACAGAGAGAGAATGGGAAGCGGCTACGCCCGTTCCGAGTCCAGCAAGTCAATGGGAGCAAGCTAATCCTATAGCTCTTGCGCCATCTGCCAGGGCTGTAGGGTCCGACCTAAGCGTTCCTGTATCTATCAATTTGAAAGACGCGGGAAAAGCGACCGATGCTCTCATCTACGCGAACATGCTTAACATTCATCCCCGTTATACTTATGAGTACCATGACGGCATTGCGGATGTGTTGCGAGAAAAACTGGGTGAATATGTGAGCGCGGGGTGGAGAGGGATTACGAAAGACTCCATCATTGGCGAATGGTATCACGGCCAAATTCCTAAGCCTTTTGAATCGGATGATGAATTGGCGAGATGGACTGAAGAGTTTGGACAAATGGTGGGAGACTTACCATTCTACCTGATTGGAATGGCAGGCGGGGCATTTGTTGGAGGTTTAGTTGGAACACCCGAATTTCCCGTTGTCGGGACGATTTCGGGCGGGGTCGTCGGCGCTGGCGCTGGGGGTTTTGGACTAACCAGAGCGATGCGTCAATGGCTCGTCGATAAGTACGATGGCAAGCAAATTTCGGCTTTCCGTGAGATTCTGGATGTATTTGAAGCAGCTGGCAAAGGTGCATTGACTGGGGCGGCTTTCGGAGTGGCTGGAGAAGTTGCGCCAGTCGCTACGGGTGCTGTCGGTAGGTATATCAGCCCCCGTTTATACAAAGCTGCGGCAGAACTGGCGACAATGACGACAGTGGGAAGTTTACTTGAAGGAAGAGTACCTACGAAGCGAGATTTTATCGACAACGCTGCAATGTTTGCTGCAATTCATGTTGGGACACTTGGATACGGCGGAGCACGTGATTATCTTCAGAATACTTACGCACGCGCAGGCGTGCATCCCGCAGAGGTGCTTGCCAATCCCGATTCGGTTGCGCCACCGATGGAAGAAGGAGACGAGCCTTTAGGCAACTTGAAACCTGCGATCAGAATAGGTGAGCGGGTTGAAGCTGGTGAACCAGGAGAAACGCATCCCGACATTCTCCAAAGAATGTACCCAGAAGGCGAAGCTCCAGCAGAAGCGGAGCGTGGGTTTGCTGCTCCTCAAAGAGATTTCCTGACTCGTGAAGAAGCTCGAAGTTGGGTTGAGGAAAATGAGCCGGAAGTATACAAAGCCTGGCAAGGGATTGCAGGGGAAGGCGCAGAATTCCATTCTGAGGATTACAACGAAGCTGCAAGACAGGTCCACGGCAAGGAAGCTGGTCCGAGTCTAGCTCCGCTTACTGCTGAATTGAAAGACTTACGCACACGACTCAAAAGAATTGAGCGTGGTCTACCTGAAGGTTCGCGCTTTGGAGAGGCACTAAGAACATTTTTCGTGGGCAACCGAGATGCGCGCATAGCCGAAACGAATCAACTGGCCGATTCTCTCCACAAACTCGTACCGGACTACCGCGACCAAGAAGCATTGAGTTTGGTGCGCGATTTCAAAAACCGACCAGGAGAACTTGCCGAAAGGCGAGCACGTTACGAGGCAGGAGACGTTGCGAAACTGAAGAAGCTCATTCCAATCATTGATAGAGCACTGAATCCAACAGCGCAGATACTTGAAGCTGATCGGCGGCTGACGGAGTATTTTCAAACTCGCCTTGAAGAAGGTAAGCGACTGGGTTTCCTTGATAGTCAAATTACGAACGAAGAATACATCACACACCTGCTTAGACCAGAAACAGAGCCAGAAGAACCAGCGGCAACATTTCTGCCGCGTCCCGCAATTGGCCGATATCTCCGGTTCGCCAAAGAAAGAAAGTATCCAACAGTTCTTGATGCGCTGGAAACGGGTAAAGTCAGAGCGCAAACGCTTAATGCTCTTGATGCACTGACAATTTACGGCTCAAAACACGCGACCGCTGCTGCGACCCGTATGTTTGTCAATGAACTCAAAGAAACAGAACTTGGCAAGTGGGGATTCAAGAACGCCGATAACATTCCTGATGGTTGGGTCGAACTTGCTCCTGGGATCGGACTCTTTCGCAACATCATTCCTTACATCGACAAGGAAACAGGTGAACCAAGAAAAGCGCTACAAATGCTTATGGTTCCCACGAAGGTGCGAGATGCGATGAGACCGATCCTGGAAGGGGCGACACTTTTCAGTGTTCCGGGTTTCTCGACGTTCCGCGCGGCACAAATGTATATTAAAGCTGCTGAGCTTGGATTATCCGTCTTCCACATGAAGGCACTCAATATCTCAGCCTTGAGTAATGAAGGATTACGTGGTCTCATGCGATCTTGGATGTCCGATATGGAATCTACGGAATTCAAAGACGAAGAGGTAGACGGAATACGGAACGGGCTACAAACTCCTGTGCTTGGCAGGACTGTTGAAGCATACCGAGCAGTTCAGCCTAAGACTTTTCCTTCAAGAACAGATGTGCTCCGGGAACTTCCTGGCGTAAAGCAGGTAGAGGCCGTTGCTGCATGGCTTACCCATGAGACTTTTGATGTGATGCAGCGCAAGTTCAAGGTAATGGATTACGCAACGAAAAAGGCGGCATGGATGGCGAAGCATCCAGATGCTGCTTCTGATGAACTGATTGCGGCCAAACGAGGAATTGCAAGAGAAGTCAATGCGGTTTACGGCGGATTGAATTGGGAAGTGATGGGAGCGAGCAGAAACTTTCGTGCGGTCGCACAAGCGATTCTATTGGCACCTGATTGGACGTTCTCGAACTTTCTAAATCTGAAATACGCTTTTGAGGGTGGACCTGCGGGAACCGCAGCACGAGCTTTCTGGATTCGGTCTGCGCTTATTGGAATGGGCATGACGCAAGCAATGAGTCTCGCTGTTTCAGGCCAGCCGTCGAATCATCCCACTGAAGTCTACATTGGCAAGGACAAGCATGGACGTGAGGTTTACTCCAATATGTTCTTCGCCGGCGCGCCAAAAGACCTTATCACGTTTATGAACAACGTCTCCGAATACGGCGCAGTCATAGGTACGGCAGTCACTATCGGCAATAAGCTCAGTCCCGTTGTGCGAACTGCGATTCAACTCGAAACCAACCGAGATTGGATGGGCCGCCAGATTGTTAAAAGGGGAACCGGAGTTCTCAAGGGTACGGCAGAAGGCGCATGGCATATAGTCTTGGATACTGCGCCGATCCCGTTCAGTATCACCAATGCGGTTCGGATGTTGACCGACACAACGCACGATTACGGTTTCTGGGACTATCTCACCATGATCGGCGGCGCACCTCCAAGGCATGTGCTTCCCAAGGGAGTAAAACCACTTCGGACTGGCAAAAAAAAATTCAGCATTCGGGGGTCTTACCGATGACCTCCTATAAAAAGCGGAGCGTCTGCGTTTCTGATAACGGGCTGTTTAGCGAACTGGCAAGAACGCTCTCCCGCTCGTTCGGCCAAGTATGGTATACATCCCCCTGGGTTTCAGGTTTTCCAGTAAGTGAGCAACTTGAAGTTTCTGAGGGGATGGCCGAAGTGGATAGGATTGATGATGTGCATGAGGTCATCAACGATTGCGATCTCTTTATTTTCCCGGACATCTACCAAGGGCCGATGCAAGTTTACTTGGCATCCATCGGCAAGCGCGTTTGGGGGTCTCGGGAAGGCGACGAACTTGAGATTTACCGGAAAGATTCAAAAATCCACTGTCGGGAGTTGGGCATCTTGCAGGCGGACTATGAGCCGATCAAGGGCATGATGAATGTCCGAAAATACGTCAAGACTCACGACGGCCAGAAGTTATGGATAAAAGGGAACAAAGCCAGAGGTGACTTTGAAACCTTTTGTGTCGAGGGCTACGATCTTGGCAAAAACAAGTTGGATCAGATTGAAACTCACTTAGGTCCGAAAGCTAACCAGATGACTTACATTGTGGAGGAAAATCTCAAGGAAAGTATTGACCTCGCCATCGACACGCATTGCATCGACGGACAATATCCAGACACAACAGTCCTTGGTACGGAAGAAAAGGGCGAATGTTATGTGGGTGAAGTCGCTGCTTGGGCTGCGATGCCTCATCTGCTGCGAGAGATTTACAGTAAACTTTCTGGAAGCTTTAAGGAATACGAATATCGGAACTTCTTGTCCCTAGAATCTCGCGCATTTGCCAAACGGATTTACCTTGGCGATCCGTGTTGCCGCGCTGGATCGCCTCCCCTTGAACTGCAATTGAACTGGATCACCAATTTGGCTGATATTCTCTGGGAAGGCGCAGAAGGCCGCATGGTCAATCCGGTTTATGATGGCAGATTCGGCGTTGAACTGATCGTGCATTCAGAGTGGGCGCGACAACACCCGCTCCTAGTGGAATTTCCTCAAAAATATAGAAATGACTTAAAATTTCGGTATAATACAGAGTTTGATGGCAAGACTTGGATCATGCCGCATGGCGACGACCCGAGAATCGCGGCAATAGTTGCTCACGGTAGCAACTTAGATGATTGCATGGAGCGGTGCAAAGAAATCAGCGGGCAACTGAAAGGCACGGAAGTTGAGTCATTCACAAGAGCTTTCCCCATTGCTAAGGAAAAGATCGACACTCTGAAGACATGGGGGTATTGGTAGGGAGGATTTATGAAACTCAAGGCTTTATTTTTGCTTTTGGCGTTGGCTATAACTGTTCCTGTGTTTGCAACTGGCACCTGTACGGTGACTGACGTAACTAGCACGCAGAATGCCAACAGTCGCGTACCTGATTCCTGGACCGTCGATGTGGTAATTAAATGCACGGCTGATGGAAGCGGGAGCATTCCGACTGCCACTGCCATTCCGATGAGCGGGTCAACCAGTTCTTCTGGTCTAATCAATACCTATAATCTATTTGGGTATTATTTATATCAAGTTGGAAGAACGCCAGGGAACGTCACGGCCTCAAATACTAGCTGCTCCGCCACATGCCCAACTGCCAACTACAGCACGACCATTACAGATGTCCAGGGATTCGCTCTCGATCTTGGTCTACTAACATCAAATGGCAGTGCAACGGCAGCGCAGATGAATGTGATAGCAAATTCGACTACGAACTATCCTGTAGTAAGGAGCGGCAATTTGGTGCTTGGTGTTACTGGCAACACAAGTTCCAATGCTAATGCCGTAATTATTTTCGACCTGATCTTCAAATCTCAGTAGTGAGACGAACATGAAAAAGTCACTGCTTTTTCTAATAGTCATTCTCACATTGGCTCCTTGTTCATGGGCCATTCTCCCAGCGCCAACTGCAATCCCGAAGACAACCATTCCGATTAGCGCCGCCTTTCAACCTGCTGGGATTGTGATTGTAACAAACGGTGCCAATTCGTCAGATTGCGGCACAGGCTCCGGGACAACTTGGGTGGTATGCTTCTACACAGGCTCAGCGAATACTTGGAGTTCCGTAGCCCAGTCAGGCGTGAGTGGGGTGAGTTCGTTCAACGGGCGTACAGGCGCGGTTTCTCCAAGCACCAGCGATTATGCTCTTAGCCAGATCACGGCGACTATCAGTTCTCCATTGACCCTCAGTACGAATACACTATCCATTCCAGTTGCCACTACAAGCGCAAGTGGATACCTAGCTTCAACTGACTGGTCTACGTTCAATGGTAAACAGGCCGCACTCTCAAGTGTCTCTGCGGTTAGCCATAAGTGGATCAACTCATTTACGGCACCGAATACCTTTGGACAAACACAACCAGCTTCAAGTGATCTGTCAGATTACGGATCAGTCTCTCCGTCGTCTCTGTTTGGGAGTGCCAATTCCTGTATCACTCTAGGCTCGACCAATGTTTGCCTTGGGAACTCGATCAGTAGTGCCACCGGATTTAACTCCGCAACTGCTTCTGCAATAGCCGGAAGTCCAGCTAACGGACAATACTGGGGCTACAACGGTACTTCGCAGGGTTGGTACACGCCTGCCGGCAGTGGCACCATTACTGGCGTAACGGCGGGCACCGGACTTTCAGGAGGAGGAACGAGCGGCAGCGTGACCCTATCCTTAGCTAATCCTGTTACTGAGGGAGCGGTAGTCAAAACCGCTGCTTACACTATTACGTCCACGGACCTAGGTGCCCTCATCGTGATGAATTGCTCTTCTACTTGCGCAGTTACGCTGCCAGGTACCCCCCCAGGTGCGCCTTGGTCAGTCGAGGTAGAGAGCATCGGATCAACACTCGCAACCGTGAGTCTGAATGGTAACACTTGGAATGGCGGTAGTTCCGCACCAACGCTAAACAGCTACGATACGTTGGTTGTTTTCTCAAGCGGTTCTGCTTACTACGGCGTCGGGCCTTATCTCGCTGGAACGGGCTTAACATTTACGGCTGGGGGTGGTAATGGAACTTTCAGTATGACCAACACAGCGGCGACTGTGAATGGTCAAACCTGCACGTTGGGATCAAACTGCAACGTCAACAGTAGTGCGGCACAATACAGCGTCGCAATCAATGAGGGAGCGGGCGCGGCACTAGCAGGAGTAGGCCCCGGAACTGTAACGGGAGTACCGCTCATTTCACAAGCAAGCGCTGCTCCAGTTTACGGCGCACTCAATCTTGGGGGCGGCGCAAATATCATCACAGGAAATCTGCCTGTCGGCAACCTCAATAACGGCACGAGCGCGAGTAGTTCAACGTATTGGCGGGGAGACGGAACCTGGGCTACGCCATCAGGATCGGGCAACGTCAGCACTTCTGGCGTTATTACTACAGGCAGTTTGGCAGAGTGGGCATCGAGCACGACGATTGAGACCGGTAATCTGTCGGCAGACGTGACGACAAGTGGCTCGATGGCAGCCACAGTAGTAGCTCTGAGAGGAATTTCCCTACCCACCTTAGCGTCCAGTACCGGATATTTATTCGATAATAATGGTTCGCTCGCTCTTCAGACACCAAGCAGCTATGCGCTTCAGATTGCAGGAACTGGACTTACCGCAGGCGATACGGTCAATTTCAACGCTTCAACCCCAGCAGCGCAAAGCAATTACGCCAATGTGACTTTCCAGACCAGCAAAAGTAGCAATACCGATAGTGTCAGCGCAGAAATGCCCTACTCTACGACATCAGCCTACGGAGTTGCGGAACTGGGGTCTCTTTGCACAGGAGTTCAGTATTCGCAAGGGCTGAGCAATGGCAATAATAATTGTGCGAATACTCCTGATATTGGACTCACTCAGTATGAAGTTTTGGAAGGGGGTGGTTCGGGAAGCGCTCCGGTTGCTTCTGCTGACTTCACAATCGGATCAACAGCCCACACTCTGAAATCAGGTGCGTCAGGACTTGTTGATTTGAGCGCGGCTACTGGGACTGCGGCTTTTAAGCTCCCATCCAACTCTTCTAACACTGCCTCGGCAGCAGGCGCTTTAGTGTTCGATACCACAAACAAAGATTATCACGGCTATATTAACAGCGCGGATTCACGCCTTGCGGCCTATGCCACGAGTTTGACACCAACCGCTGGATACGGAGCAACATGGGTTGCTGCTGGAAGTGCTTGGACGCTAGGCTCAAGCGTCTTCCCGACAGTAACTGGAGGAACCTGTAGCAGTCAATGGGTAACAGCCATCAGTTCGACTGCTGTGCCAACTTGCACAAGTTTGACGCTGGACCTCGTGGGAAGTGCAGCAGCGTCAAAAACATTTGCGGATGGCAATTATACCTTAGCTTTCAATTCGGCGACCACCACAGGTTCACAGACGGCAGTTTCTTTTGGCGAAACCTCGGCAGCAAGCGGGTCCGGTGATATTGAAGTTGGAATCTCCACATCTAGCGGCTCCACGGCAATCCCATTGAAAGTTACTCAATCGGCGGCAGCATCCGGGACAAATACCCCGAATGTTGTGTCAGTAAACGCGGCCATCGGCGGCGGCCCAGCAAGTGTCACAAGCGCAGGAAATACAGGCGGGGGATTTACAGGGAGTTTTGCAGCGGCTGGCTCTGCCGGGGGAAGTACATCCGGGAATGGAGGAAATGGTGGTAGTGGAACACTTACGCTTGGTGGCGCTGGGGGTGGTGCCACGTCGGGAACAGGAGGTACTGGAGGTTCATCCACATTAGTCCTTGCGGGCGCTGGTGGATCGCCTACGGCTGGCGCTGGAGGTACCGCTGGTGCCGGGACATTTACTTGTGGCGGGGCGGGTGGAACAGGTGCGAGTTCAAACAATGCTGGAGCGGCTGGCGGTTCTTGCACAATTACGGCAGGTGCGGGAGGGAATAGTGCGGGAACTGCCAATAACGCCAGCGGGGGGAACATTGTACTGACGCCAGGAGCGGCTGGTACAGGGGGGTCAGGTACAGCGGGCTCAGCCGGAGTCGTTCAAGTTACTACGCTTGGTGCGGGCGTAGCTCATCTAAACGCCTCGGGTAATCTAACGAGTTCATCTGTAATTTCATCCGACGTGAATAGTAGTGTGATGATCGACGGAGCAAACACCACTACGACTGCCGGTAAGATTCCCTTCTCGACTACTACAGCGGGCACTTATACTCCTGCCGACTTCATGGACTCGAAAGAGTTCCCGGCGGCGGCCTGTAACGGCACGACGGCAGCGACAGCTTGGAATTTGCCGACATCAGCCGCTCTGGTGCCTACCTGTCTTACGCAATCCAACACAAACCAGGGTGTGCTGACGATAGCTCAGTCCACTTCCGGGCAGCCGCCGGTTTACCATATCCCAAAGAACTGGGATTTCTCGACAGGCCTCTACGCCACAATAGATTTCGATCAAGGCAATTACACTACAGCCTCCAGTTCGATCATCCTGAGCATCGCGATTGCCTGCTCTTCGACGCCAACGAGCAACCCATCGTTTCAGACCCCGCAGGCGTTTCCAACCGCCACGACAACTTCCACTGCGTATACGGTCTTTTCTGAGTCGGTGCTCCTCAACTCGACCAGCCTCACAAACTGTACAGCAGGCGGGCAAATATTCATCCAGGTCAGCCGTGGCTCGGGAGACACAGCGGCGGTGAGTCCGGATATTTTCACGCTCACGCTCGGTCCACCAATTTTGAATACCGTGCAGGCGCAATGAGACGACTATTCCTAGTTCTGATTCTGATACTTTGGCCTTCTACTAAAGAAGCACAGCAGATTTATCCCGCGGGCACGGCCTTCCAGGAGAACTTCGGCAATAATGGGGTTAATCCACAGGCTTGCTGGTCAGGCGGAACGGGGTCCGCAGCTGAGTGCATTCAACAGTGGTATGCGAGTTCGGGAAGTGGTCAAAGCATTGTTACCGCGCCGAGCGGTTGGAGCGGAAACGCCTTAGAGTTAGCGTCGGCGACTACCGCGAATAAGTTGATCAGCGCGGGCACTATGCCATTGGTGCCACTGAACACCGGATTTACCTTCACCATGATGGCAAACCTGTCTGCCTATCCAAGCTCCTATACGGAATTGGCTAGATTACGTTCTTACTGGACATCAGGGAACATCGAGGGCCAGATTCAGGCCTATACAGGCGGATTTGAGTTCCCTAACGGCACCACATGTACAGCCTCAGCGAACGCCGGGCACACGCTCAAAGAAACCAGCAACGGCACCACGATGTACGGATATATAGACGGAACGCAGTGCGGAAGCTCTTGGGCCGACCCCGGATACCCAATCGGTTCGATTGAAGTAGGCGGGGGGAACGGCTATAATACTTTCATTCAGACGATCACGCTAAACGGAACGACAGTAACTGGTCAGTGGCCGCCTTCGTTCTACGTGAACTTCAACGGGCAGTACGGAAATTCCGTGACTGCCTCCACCTTACAATCAGGCACACCCTGCAACTTTAACGCGCAGAACGCGAACGCTACGGGCGATTGGGTAGTTAGCACCCTGACGGGCATCTCGTATAGCTACGTCCAAGGAGGACAGCCTTTTCCTAGTAACTTAAGCGCCTGCGGGGGGTCATACAGCGGCAACGTAAATGTCGCCCTCGATATGAACGTCACTACCACATCGGGGGCGGAAGGGTACTGGGGGAACACATTCTATACTTCATACCCGAACTTGGCGTGTGGCCTGTACATAAGGATTAACCCTACCGGAACGCTTGGTGCGTCTGGGAACATTGACTCGCTCCTACTTGGTGCAAGTAGCGACGAGTACAATTCCCAATATTACACTGGTAGTGGTACTAACTTCGTCATCCACCTGGAGAATCAGCAGGGTGGAGGCAGCGCTCCCGCAACCAGTACGATCACGACGAACATATATTATTGGCAGACGTTTGATGTAACTGGATCAGGCGGCACAAACTATCTCTGGCTTTTCAATGTCAACTCTAGCGGCCAAGTCACATCTTTACTAAGTCAACTTACCGAGGCAGGCACCCATGAAGCCTTCGGCGGTGGAACATTTCTATTCAGGATCGGCAAATTGGGTTCAGGAACCATCTCCAATGCTGCCGATGTAATCTACTCAAACGTGATTGTTTCGGCTGCCATGACTGCCGGTGGACCGTTGATGCCTCCCCCTGGCACGGCCTCGCCAATTATAATCAGTAAGTTGGTAGAATGGGAGAGCCACCTTGAAGAGCTAGGGTTCCCCGGATTCTTTCGCATTTTAAGGCAGTAGTTCACTCGGATTTACAATGGATGAATCGCGCCCAATCGCCAGAACCGCAAGGCAGAGGCGGCAATTTGCTCACAAGCTCACAGGCCGAGAATTAGATGTGATAAAGATGCTGGTAGACGATATGCAGCCAAAAGAGATTGCAACAGAACTCGGCGTAAGCTATCAAACTGTCAAGAACCATCTGAGGAATGCTCGTCAACTCTTAGGTATTAGGACTACACTAGGCTTAGGGGTCTACTTGTTGCGTGAGGGCATTATAAGATAACGAGGAACTATGAAAATCTTAAAAGCGACCGCTGCAATAATTCTATTCTTAATCTCAGGTAGAACCCTGTTCGGCACAGTGACCAGTACGAGTAACAGTGTGACCTATACTTGCTCTGGTTCTACGGGGCCATTCTCGTTTAGCTTCCCAGCCTACGATGCAGGCAGCATAGAAGTGATCGAAACCATTGGCAGCGTTTCGAGTACCATTCCTTCTACCCAATACACAATCACTCCGGTCAACAATTCCTTTGCAAACGGTGGGAGCATTTCACTTTCGAGTGCTTGTGCTACAGGTAATTTACTCACAATCCAGCGTGTGACCGAACAAACGCAGACCAGTTCTTTTACGGAGTACATGCCAGCACTCTACAAAACATTCGAGTATGGTCTTGACAAGCTCACAGAAGAAATTCAGGACTTGCCTACGCTTGCTACTTCTGGCGCAGTGCAATCGTTGCTCATTGCCGCTGCCGGTCAGATTTATAACGTCAAAGCATATGGCGCGACGGGAAACGGTACAACGGATGACACAACCGCAATCTCTTCAGCCGAAACCGCAGCTATCGCCGTTCAAGGATGCGTTTACTTTCCATCAGGGACGTATAAAACTAGCAGTCCGCTTCCGATTACGTCCGGTGCATGTTATTTGGGATCGTCTTTCCCTGCTGGGTTGGGATCAACTCTCATAAATAGCAGTAGCGATTTATTTTTAAGCAGTAGTTACGCGGTGAACTGGGAAATTTCTCATCTGAATCTCATTTCAGCGACTGGCGGAGGACACGTTTTTAACCTTGTCGGTGGAACTACCGCCCATGGGCATATTCATCACTGCTTGATTTTGCAATATAACACCGCTAAGGCCGTCGTTTACAGCGTTGGCTCCAGCGCCATTTATGTAAGCAACTGGTGGGATCACAATGATGTTTATTACCCGTCTGCAAATACCGTGCCCGAAATTTTTGCGCAAAATCCTGGCGTGAACGCTAATACGTTTGAAACAAGCAGATTTACAGCCTGTAGTTTCAGCGGTACTACTTGCAATGCTCCGAGTAGCACACAAGGCACTTACGCATTGTGGCTCGAAGCCCAAATCACAAGCAGTTTCGGGATAAATAATGCGATCCGAGCCTTAGTGTTTCAAATGCCAGTGGGGGGCGCGATCAATCTCCTAAGTATGGCACACACAACGATTCAGGAAACAGGTATTTATGATTTGGCTGTTGCTCCGAATAATCCGCTGCTCGGAGTGGGCACATCGTCATTTAGCGGTGCAGGAGCGCCACAAGTTCTTACTCTGATTGATTACTATTCAATTGCTGGGACTTCATCTGAACCTGACGTTCTCTGGAATACAAGTACAAGTGCAAATTGGGCTCTGCTTAATATAATTGGTGGCAGCCTCAAATATGTCAAAGCTACCAATAGTCAGGCGTCGGACTTAAGTGTGTTTTGCGAAAATTGTAGAATCGCCAACTCGATTAATGTCGTTACTATGAACCTCACAGGTAATGGCGGCGGGGGTGAAGGATTCTGTCTCTCTTCCACTGAATCAACAAGTCAAAACTACTGTCTGCAAAACGGCTATCCTGGCAATTACGATGGATCACTTTTAATTTCAGGCGGCGGGAGCATTATAGGTTCCATCAGTAAGTCTGGAGCCTTTTATTGGGGAACGCCGGGAACGACTCAAGCAGCACTAATGCAAGGTGGTAATGTCCTGGGATCAGGAGCTTTTGCGACTACAGGTACAGGTTGCACAAACAGTGAACTTGCATTGAGTGGGGGCTGGGGAAGTTCCGCATCTGTGTCTAGCGTAGTCGGCCAAGGCCAAACATGCCAGTGGACAATCACTGCGAGCGGAACTATGGGTGCGAATCCTACCATTACCGATACACTCACGAATCAACTGCCAAGCGCGTCGGTCGTTTGTGATATGCGAATGGTTGGTGGAACAGGCACTAATACGCTTATAAACCAAACGAGTCTGAGCGCGACAGCACCCGTATTTACTTTTGGTGGCACACCTGTTTCGGGTTCCACCTATATTGTAACTAGGCGTTGCGGACCATAGGAAATTAAATGCCTGAAAAACGCCGCTGGATTGACTGGCACATGACACTGGGAGAAGTGATTCTGTGTATCCCTGTACTGCTCTTATTGCTTGGCGGTGTCTACGGATGGTTTAAAAACAACTGGAGTACGGAACAGTGGCACAAAAAAGTCGAAACCCAACTTCTCCAAGTGCAGCAGGAACTTTCCAGTCATGGTAGCGCGCTAAAAGAAATCAAAGAATCAAATGCAGAACTTTGGTTTGTGGTTAAGACGTGGGCCGAGAACCGAAAAATCGTGCCGGTTCCTATTGGAAACGGAAGCGAAAAACCACTTGACAAGGACGATGCTGCGGGAGTAAAACAACCGCAATGAATGACCACTGCGATGCTTCTCGAGGCTCTCCGGGGCGAGGATTCGCACCCTCGCCCCTCTCGGTTAGAGGTGGGAAGTGAATATCATAGATGCGTTCTGCCTCTGGCGTAAATGGGGCAAGGTCTCGCAGAAATTAAACCAGGAGGAGAAATCAGACATGACAAGCAGTTGGAAAACAAGTCTCGTAGGTGTTCTGGGCGGAATTGTTTATCTCATTGTCCAACAGATGAGCCAAGGCGTAAAACTCCGCGATGCAGTGCTTGCGGCAGCTATGGCTTTGCTCGGAATTCTCGCCAAAGACTTCAACGTAACGGGCGGCACAACGAAACTCAGTATGTTTTTGGCGATCATTCTGACTTTGGGTGTTACGCATGCCCAAGCACAGACGCCAGCGCCAACCCCTGTTCCCACTCCCACACAATCTACATTGAATTTCAACGTTGGGAGTTCGATCTTCGGTGTAGGCTCACAAGCAGCCGCAGATGTGATTTTGCAAATCAACCCTGGCATCAAGAATTCGGTCCTGAAGAATCTCAGCTTTATGACGGACTCCCTGTTGAATAGCGGCGCTAACTTCCAGTATTATGGCGGGGGAGTCTTGTTCCCGATTCCCAAGAATCCGTTTGCCAACACCGCGTTGAGTCCGCTAGGGTTCTATGCCAGAGGCACAGTCGGAATAGACAGACTTGCGCCTCCAACTGGTCCCGGAAGCCAGCACATCGCCCTGATGGTTGGGGGCGGAGTAAACTGGAAACTCGCAAATGGAGTTCAGTTCAACATCGTCGAAGTTGACCTGCTCCGCGCGCCAGGTGCGCCTTGGGGAGCGAACGCCGTTGCGGTGTCGGGCGGAATCTCATACTTCTTCGGGCAACACTAATGTCGGCATCTCCGTTAATTTGGTGGGCGTGGCCTATCGGCATAATTGGGATTGGAATTGGCTGGATAGCCCACAAACTTTTTGGCAAGAAAGGCTCGCCGTGACTTGGGCACTGTTTGGCAAGATCGTACTCGGAGTGACCATCGTACTTGCTCTGCTCGTTGGCGGGTGGTTCTTGTTCTGGTGGATCGTCGGCAAACTGGGCGGCATCTTCATGGGCGGCTAATGAGGACTTGTTATGCAGATCAGCCAAGACGGTATTGCTCTAGTTAAACGGTGCGAAACGTGCTCGCTGACTGCCTATCCTGATCCACAAGGCCAGAAGTGCGACCAATGCAACATCGAAGTTAAGCCTGACGGATATTGCCCAAATTGTGGTAATCCCTGTAAAGGATGGTCGTGCGGTTGGGGTCATTACGGCGTTACTCCCACGACTGTCTGGACGCAACCGCAAGCCGATTCAACTTTAGTTTCTGACCTTACCTGGGTTGAATCTGAAGTCAATCGGCTGGTCATAGTGCCCCTCACTCAGGGCGAATTCGACGCGCTTTGCTCCTTTGTCTATAATGTCGGCGCAGGCAATTTTGAGGAATCAACATTGCTGCGCTTGCTTAATAACAAAGATTACTCAGGTGCCGCTGCGCAGTTCCAATTGTGGGATCATGCGGGCGGAAAAGTTCTTGCCGACTTGCTCAAAAGGCGGCAACTTGAAGAAGCAGAATTCGCCGCTGGTATGTCGCTCCTGAACACATCTGAGTAATCAAATCCTTCTAAGTCTCTAAAAACAAGCGCAATAAAAGGCTTGACTTTCCTTTGAAAGCAGATTAGCTTATAAGCCATGCAAGCAGACATACGCCATTTGTTAAAAAAGGCTCAGGGTAGTGGAACCCAAAAACAGCTCGCCCAGAAGATGAAAATTTCTGAGGCGTACCTATGTGACCTTCTTAGGGGTCGACGAATGCCTGGTCGTAAAATCCTGAGATTCTTTGGACTAATCAAAATCCAGAGATATGAAAAAAGAGATAGCCATGTTTCCTGAACCTTTGCACCCTGAACTTCGAGATTTCGCACACCGGAAAGTTCAAAGGTGTATAAAAAACGGGATGCTCAGAAAACCGGAGCGTTGTTCGAAGTGCCGTCAGAAATCCGATTGCCATGCCCATCATGCTGATTATTCAAAGCCGCTGTATGTCATTTGGCTTTGTCAGGGATGCCATACTTCCGGGCATCATAAATTGCATGAATACTCAAGGCCAAAGCATTTGTTGACTGGCGCACGAACTCGTCTTTGCTCTAGTTGCGGGCACAATTGGAGATCAAGAGTTCAAAAGCCCAAAGCATGTCCTCGCTGTAAATCCTATCGGTGGAGACAAGAACTGAAGACCCGACGAGGCGGCAAAACATGATTGGCCCAACAATATTTTCTATTGTCCTTATATTGTATGTAGTCATGTGGGTTGTGTTCGCCGTTCTCATCATTCGCGCGCGGAGCAAAAGGCTAAAGAAGTTCCACTAAAGTGGACGAAAAGGAAACTGCATGGCAGCAAAGAAAAAGTCCAAGCAACCCACGGCGCTCGCTGTAGTGGAAAAAGAACCGCTTGCTGAGCAGCCGCGATTAAATCCTCAAGCACTTTTGAAGGTTGCTATTGAGAAGGGGACAGACATTGCAACCTTAGAGCGTCTTGTTCAACTCGCTAAAGACGTGCGAGCTGAGCAAGCTAAGGCCGCCTACAACGAAGCAATGGCGGAATTCCACAAACGCTGCCCTGCAATTTTCAAAACAAGCAAGGCAGTGATCTCGACACGCGGGGGTGGCAGCTTCTCCTACAAGTTTGCATCGCTGGATGAATTGAACAAGCGAGTTCTCCCGGTGATGGCTTCGGTTGGTCTGACAGTTTCCTACCGAATCGCTCAGAAACCAGAAAGCGTAACCTCCGTGTGCCGCATAACTCATGCTCTCGGCCACTTCGAGGAAAGCGGTCCAATCGAAATGCCCATTGTCGTTATGACTGGGGAAGATGGCAAGACTGTGGGAGCTAATCCTGCTCAGTGTGTGGGAATCGCTATGAGCTATGCACGGCGGTACTCATTTCTTGCCATAACTGGCCTAGCGGCACAAGACGAGGATAAAGACGGTCAACCAAGTATAGAAGAGCCACGACGACAATCTGAAGCGACACAAGGAACGAAACCGCAAGCACCAAGCAAAACTATTCAAACGATCAGCGACGACGAATGGAACCAAATCTTCATTGAAGGCAAGCAGGCTGGCATCGGACCGGCAGAAAAGGTGATGGCATTCCTAACCGGGCAATTCGGTATCAGGAGTCGCAACGAGATTACGGGTGCCCAATATCCGAAGGTGCTTGAGAGCATTCGCGGCTGGAAACCTGCGCAAAAAGCTGAGAACAAAAGAACTCCGTCAGATGGAAGCGAAGGACAGATGAAGCGGGTTTCTCCTGAGCAAATCGGCTCATTACATTCACTCGCACGAAGACACGGCTGGGAGGGGAAACAGCCAAGGGAAGATGACCCGTATCATAGTTACCTTCGGCGTGTGGGCTACGAATCCACAAAGGACTTGCCAGCGGACATGGTAGGCGCAATCAAATCGGTGCTCCTCAAAGGACCGGAATCTGAGGGGTTTAAGAAAGTAGCTGAAAATGCCTGAAGAGTTCATTGAAAAGGGCCACATCTATTTGGTTGATGGTCGCAGAATTCCGAGCGTTTCACAAGTTCTCAGGTTGACAGGGGTGGCCCAGGATTTGTCTATGGTAAATCCCGCAGTCCTTGAGCACAGGCGGGAGATTGGTAATGCAGTAGACCATGCCGTTCAATTCTTGCAAGAAAACGATTTAGACCGAAGCACTCTTGACCTAGAAGTTGCGGCGAGGCTAATGGGCTATGAGCGGTTCGTGCGAGATACGGGATTTAAGGTTCAACGCATTCATGTCCGACGATGGGCGGTCCTGGGAGGAATGTCCTACGGAATGGAATATGATTTTGCGGGAGCAATGGACCACTACGCCTGGGTCATTGATGGCAAGATCGCCGAAGGCAAGCCCCATCGCTCATGGGGCATACAGACTGCCGCATACACCCACGGGGCATTCCCGCCGTTGACTGCCCCATTCTACTATCGCCGTGCCACATTGCAACTTCTGGGAAACGGGAAGTATCGGTTCCACGAATGGACTGACTCGGCTGATCTTCAGGAATTCCAATCGGGTTTATTCCTTGTCTGGCGGCGAATCAATTCCGGTGAAGATATTTGGAAAGTCTTAGGGTGAAAATGTTAGCGCAATGAAAATCATAAGCAAACTCTCATCCGTGAAAATACGACTTGATGGTAGAAACCGCGCAGGTAATGTCACAACTTACGTGATTCGACTTGCTGATACCAATATAGATGAAGTGAAGGATATGATCGAGAATGCCGCAGAAACATTTGATAGGGAAAGGAGGGATCATGGTGAAAAAGAAGGCTAAGAAAGCGAAGAAGCAAAAGCCTGTTGACCCAGTGGTGCCACCCGAAGCAGCACCAGTTTAGTCGAATCTAGCTAGGGCGCACGATGGAAGGCCGTGCGCCTTGTGGTAGATTCGCATTGTACTGCCGGAGGTTAACATGACAATGTATTGTGCAAATCCGCTTTGTCCGTTTAACTTTGAGGAAACAGCCACTTGCGTTCCAGTTACAGTATGTCCCGAATGCGGCAGCACAAGTTTTCGCTCATGGTTCCGAAAAACCGACTTAGGAAAGATTCCCAAGGAGAACACTAGTGACAATCGAAACTCGCACAGATATAACTCTTGAAGTTGGCGTCAAATGCTCAGCTTGCGGCAGGGAACTCAAAGCCATATTTATCGATTCGCCGACCCCCAGGCGGACTGCTATCCACGTTGACCCATGCGAGGATTGCCTTCAAGAAGCGCGCAAAGACGCTTTGGAAACTGGAAGCTGACAGCTACTTTAGTGGACGAAATCAAAAAGGAGAACACGAGTGGGACTAGCAATAGTTAAGATTCCAGATGCGAGCGTCGGATTGATTGAGGTTCGTAACCTGCCGATCACTGTTGAGCCAAACGAGAAATTCCATCTCGCCAAATCAGCTTTGACAGCAATCGTTACGCAGGCAAGCAGCATTGTCAATGCGATTACAACGGATGACCAATACAACCTTGGGATTGCTCTTATCAAGCAAATCCGCACATTTCGAAAGCAAGCGGAAGCTGGTGTGAAGCCAGCCAAAGATTCTCTCAACAACGCCAAAGACGAACTTATGGGCTATATCCATGAACTCGATGACCCTGCGGCGAAGATTGAGAAAGCCCTGCAAGTCGAAACGGCCCGGTACGCTGAGTGGAAGGAACAGGAACGACTCAAGGAAGAGCAACGCCGACGCGAAGAAGAAGAGCGAAAGCGGAAAGCAGAGCAGCGGCGGCTTGACCTTCAGGCGTTGCGGCATGAAATATCTGCTGCACAGGGTGAAATTGCCCGCGCACTCAGCCGCGAAGAAGAAGAGACAGCCAAAGAAATTCTGGCCGTTGTCGAGAAATTTGATGCCCTTGATTCTACACCAGAAGCATTCCGCGATCCTGTAGCAAACGCCACTGCGGTTCGGCAAGCAGTTGCGAATGCCAAAATGCACCAAGCCGCCCGCATTGCGGCTGCCAAGGCTAAAGAAGCTGGCGACAAGGCAGCGGCTCGCAGGATTGAGAAAGCGGCAGCGACAACCACAGCAGAAGTTGCCCCAGTTGTAGTGGAACAAGAACAAGCAGCACCGGTTGCGGTTCCCAAAGTGGAACTTGGACGTGAGAAGGGCCAACATCTGAAGATTCGCTGGTTACTCGACCGAATTTCTGAACGTGCGGTTGTGCCTATGCGGTTCTGGATAATATCTGAAAAACTCTTGCAAGATTACGCCGACCAGCAAGGCGAGAACGAACCGAAGGTTCCTGGAGTAATATTCAAACGCGAGGCGAAAACTACGGGGATTCGTGGATAATAGGCTTGTGGCGAGCGCGGCGTGGAAGGACACGCGAGACTAGGGGACCGGATAGGGATGCATACCGAGGCCGGAGAGCGCGGAGCCCGAGAACGCTTAGCGGTTCGGGAAGCTGGTGCCGAATCCAGCCGCTCGCCATCAAGACTGTGCCGGGGCATGATTCTCCGTTCAATTCGGAGGGGTGCGGTTTACCAATCCTTGGGCTAGAGACTAGCAAAGCCCCGGCATCAAGATTGTGCCGCCGCTAGTGCGAGAGCGCGGATGCTGAGGTCCGGCCTAGTTGAGATGACGCCCTACAGACTTATGGGTAGTCGCAGACGGTAAATAAGGTATGAGATTAGTAACCTCATGCCAAACCCTCAGCGTGCGGCGGCTCCAAGTTTGTGGGCCCGTGGTTTCCGGGTGCGTGGTTTGGCTCCGCGCTTAATAGCATACGCCATAAGGTTACCCGGCGACGGGGCCACAAGTTCCGGTGGTGAGATATGACTAGGACTGAATGCGAGACATGTCACACACATTTCTCCGGAGACGTTTACATTTTTGAGGTTACGCTTTGCCCATTTTGTAGCAAGATGGAGTGCTCTTGGTGCCAAGAGAAGCATCACTCCAAAGATCGCGCCCAAGTGCTGGCAACAATGAAGGAAATTGGGCTGCACCGGGCGAAGTGAGTTTCGGCGGTGAGCCGCGCAGAGCGGAGGGGAATCGAACCAAGCAGAACGAAGGCTCTGCTTCTCGACTGAGATGCCGACACCGCCGTCAATTTGGAGGGTCAGATGAGCGATTGGGCTGAGGTATTCGAGGTGTGGTGGAAGAAACGTACCGCTGGCCTGACTGAGCAATATGGAGTGTCTGGCGCGGACCTGAATTGGGCTAAGAGTTTTGCTTACGATGCGTGGGGCGAAGCCTACGAGCAGGGCAAGGCTGAACTTCTATCCTCGCTGCTCTGCGACAAGCACAGGCACATGAGCGTTATCAGTGGGTGTCGCTATTGCGCCTATGAGCGCGGCAGGGCCGAGGCCAGCGAGCCGCTTCCCTGCGGGCATCCAAGGGCGTGCCAAAGGATATTCACCTGCACTCATTGTGGAGGCCATCTGCCAATGTCTGTTGAGGACCAGTTTGACTGTCCGCATTGTAAAGGAACCGGAATCGAGGTCGAGTGCGCTTGGTGCGCCGACAAGGAGGCGCGTCAGGGAGCACAAGAATGAATGAGGTTGAAATCCCAACTAGTTCGGAAATGGATCGAGTTCGTCAATTACTCAAGAATTTTACGATCGGAGGACCGATGAAACTCATTCAAGAGTGGGAAAGTAAAACAAAGCGCGGCAATCCTTGTCGAGTGACAATCCGCCAAAACCATCATGGTTACTACGAAGCTCTGATTCTGATTCGGGAGAGCCTGCAAGGTCAATACTTCAGTTGCTACGACCAAAAGGACCAAGAAGAGGCCGTAGCGGTCGCCTTGGCGCGGGCAGACGAAGCTGGATATTAGCAATGGGGAAGTGCAGACTACCAAAAATTATCTGCGAATGCGGAGCCGAAGCAACGCTTGGTCACCTCCAGTCGCCAGTTCATCGCAATTCTGTTCGCCATAGACATCACAAGCGCATTAGAACGCTGCTTATGAAACCTTGTGTCACTCTAAGCGAAATTGGCACTCGCTTACGAATTACAGGGGAAAGAGCTAGACAGATAGCCCTAGGATATGGCTTCCATGGTTTTAGCAGAAGGCACCTTTGTACTCTAAGGCGAGCCGATGAATTTTTCAAAATATATTTTCGCAAACTAATTCTTGTGTGTCCTTTCTCCGCCAATCTAATCAAAACGTCTGCTGCAAGCGCACAATATATGTTTTCTCGCTCGAACGTGACCATCAATGGGCACGTCTGCTTCGTAAGTCGTGGTGCTGGCAAACGTCCAGATGGGAAAATAATATGGATGCGAGCAATAAAGCAATCAACTCTTGCTTCTTGTGAGTTTGTTATTTGCGAAATTCAGAGAACCAAAGATTACTTAATTGTTCCCAGCCATCTCTGGCATCAGACTGGATTCGTTCTGAATCCTGACACTCGATACGGAGCAAAATCTGATTTTCACGGTTGGAGAAACTACATTAACGCATGGCACTTATTAGAGTCTCAGCCTGCCAGTGAGAATTAGCTTGACAGGTATGATTATTTGATTTAGGCTATTCTTGTCGCTTCAGGCCAGGGGCGGCAGGGAAGTAGATTTGTGGGGCTGGTGCCCTGATCACTAGCCCCCACAATCCCGATCAGGGCGGGTAAATGACTTTCACCCACCAACACGACCTCCAACAAAAAGTTGACGCGCAGGAGATAATCGCCGCAGCAAATGCGGATCATCGTGCCGGTCGGCCCTCATTTGCGTCAGAACATTTGGCCCAGCATAGTGGGAGCCGAGGGCATCATGGAACGGTGTCTCAACCAGATGATTCCGATAAAGAGTCATGCGGTAGAGGCATCGGTCCTGAGATTACTTGAAGGTTCTTAGATGAGACGAAAAGCACAAAACAAGATTGAGTCTCGTAACGGTCATCAAGACCAAGGTCAGGCCAGCCGAAAAATCGGCGTCCGCTGTTTGTGCTTGGGATTCGCTCGCCTTTTAGTGTGCGCGAGATAGTTGCTCCCTCATCATCGAGGTTGACTTCGGCTAGATGCTTCCATAGTAGATCGGATGACCTACTCACGTGCTGTTGAGGGTAAAGCGCAAGCTGGAAGAAGTGAGCTTGGTTGAATAATGGTAATTCCTAAATATACTTCAGAATTTGACCGGTTGTGGAACGCTTGCCCTATCCAAATGCGCAAGGCCAAGGCTTATGCTTTCAAGTGCTTTCAAAAGTTACACTGCGATTATAATGATGTCGAGAAGATCATAGGTTCGATCATGAGGCACATGGAAACTCGGCAATGGCAAGAGGGATTCATTCCGCACTTATCTACATTTCTTAATCAGCGCCGGTTCGAGGATGAGATTGCGCCAGAGGAGAATAAGAATGGGCGAAGAGCCACGCCAAGCGAACAACTCAAGGAAAACCTTGAAGCCAGCCGACGATTTATCCAGCGTCATCGCCAAATGGATGAACGTGTTTGCCGTGGCGAATCCAGACCAGGGCGGACGCCCACAGATAATCACTGAGGAACGCGCTGAGGTTTACTATCAGTTGCTCAAAGATTTGACTGCGGACGAGCTTGAGGTTGCTTGCGAGCTTGCGGCCAAGAACGTGCGCGGGAGATTCCCCTCCCCTGCGGACATCCGGGGATTTTTGAAAGAGATTAGAAGCCAAAGCGAGTCAGTAGAAGCGGAAGCTGCATGGATTGAAACCGAGCGCTGGGTCTTAAAGCATTACGATCCTGACAACGGATTTAGAATGTGGGAGTCAACAAATGGGTGTATTAGTACACATCCACTGGGAGATGAGGAAAGTTGGAAACGAGTGGAAGTTCTGAGCGACCGTATCCAAACCGCCATTGAGGCCATTGGCGGTTACGAGCGAATTTGGTACGATCTTCAGAGTGAAAAGTATCCTTGGCTTAAAAAAGAATTCATCGAATCGTACAAACGCGCCGAAGCTGTGGAAGAACATCTGCAATTGGCCGAGGGCAAAGAACCAAAGCGCTTAGGTCAACCTGAGAGTATAGGCCAAATCATGAAGCGGTTAACACAATGATTCTCAGACCATTTGAACGCATCAAAGCAGCCGTCACGAAAGCCGCAGAGCGCATAAAAGAAAGCATCCGAGGCGGGAGGAAACTCAATCCGTTTCGACCACTGGGGATTGATGCTGCCATCCGAGAAGACAAGCGCAAAGCTGATATAACGCGGCTTCTCATGCGTCCCTTCTTCGCTCGCCGCAGAATTCAGCCCAATCGGAATATTCGCCGTCGCATAGAACATCGTAAACGTCGGCAGCAGATGGCAAACGAATCACGACGTATCAACTGGGGGTTGTTAAAATGAGAAACGCGCTAACTCGTAAAACTGAAGCAGAGAGATTACAGGCTGACATTGACCGCAACGAATCCGCAATAAGTAAAACCTATCTGGGTCTAGGCGCTATGTACCGCAAGATGCACACACACCATTTGTACATCGAGCTGGGGTTTGAGACGTGGGAAGCCTTCATGGAAAGCCGCGACCTGAGCCGGAGTCGAATCGAGGATTTGATTTACGTCTATACTCAACTTGAGGGATCGTACTCACATCGGGACATCATTCAGATGCGGTTTGATAACGGCAAGCTGCTGGTCCGGGCATTCGGTCCAGATGTGCCGAAGGCGTTGCGGAAAGACTTGCTCATTGCGGCAAAGAAACTTGCAAAGCTCGCGTTTCACAAATTCCTGAATGAAAAAAGGCCGAACCTTCACCTTCCAGTTGAGCATCCGAAAACGATTGTGTTTGAGAGTAAAGAAGCGCGTGGGAAATTGGCCCACGCCATTAACGTACTGAAAAAGAATGGTGATGCTGAGACTGATGCGCAAGCCGTCGAAATTATGGCGGAACACGAAATTGCCCGGGACATCGGCGAACTGCCAGCCGGACCGCTTGTAGCTTTAGCACGGCAAATTCGCGCAGTAGACGCAGATTGTGTGCGTCGTGGCGACCTTAGACCAACTGCTCAGGAGTGGGCGGATGTAGTTGTTTTACTTAATGCGCTGATGTCCACTTTAGTTGCCGCGGCGGAAATTCAAGATGACCAAAAGCCAATGCAAGAGGCCGGAGCCGCGTGAGCGAAGAAAATGAGTTGGAAGTTGTGAAAGCCAAGGCCAAGATTACCGAGCGGATGATCGGTCAAGCATCCGTACTCGCCATGAAAGGGCTCATCTCGCGCAAGGATTGCTTGTTTGTGCGTCAGATGAAAGAACACTGGGACAAAGGCTAGCGGACTTTCCGAGAAGAATACCTCGAAAGGCTACTGAGAATCTGCGAGAGGAAAGCGGCGTGAAGCGTTCGTGGATTCGGCGCAGAAAAAATCACCCTAAGCGAAGAGTTACAAAAGATGGGAGAGAAATCCTATCAGGGTTGGCCTATCGAATGCGATGCTTTTCAGTTTGGGTGAGAGACGGAATGCGTTGTGTATTGTGTCACCGAAATTTATCGTATTTCACTCCAGGTTTGATTGACCACATTCAGAAGCGGCGAATGGGCGGTGGCTTTCGCGATGACCGCATGGAAAATCTGAGAACACTCTGCTTTGTATGCCACGATGAACAAGACAACCGAAGTGGCAAGAGATTAAATGGCTGAAGAAACTCTACTGCCAGGAACGCGCATGATTCCCCGTGCTACGCTTGAATGGGAAGCTTATAAGGGTCAAGAGTTGGTTCGCTACCGCGATTCTAAGGGCTTTGTACATCGGCTTTTGACTCGCCGCTATTCTGAGGCTGAAGAGTTCTTTTTCTCGTGTCTGAGGAAATTGAAGCCGGACAGTGCAAAAACCTAATCACAACACGGGCGCAGCATGGAAGCCAGGGATTTTGAATCCTCGATGGAAAGGCGGCGTGCGTATCAATGAAGAAGGTTACCGACGATTCTCTGCTGGCCCCAATCGCGGGAAGTACGAGCATCGAGTAAAAATGGAAATCGTACTTGGGAAGCCGATACCTTCAGGCTTTGAGGTAGACCACATGGATTTTAACCGCCAACATAATTGCGTGGGTGTTGCAGGACCAGACGGCAAGCCCTTACATTTTGGCAATCTGCTGTTGCTTGATGGCCGATTGCATTCGAGGATCGGTCGTAAACCTGGGAGACCGCGCGATGCGCAGGTGTGATTGGTGCCAAAAATCCTTTGACCCAAAGGTACCTTGGCAGCGATTTTGCTCAAATCAGGGAAAGTGCGCAAACGCCTGGTGGAACTACAACAAGCCAACAGCAAGGATAAGACGCCATAGTGCGGTAGCAAAACTGCGGCGCTGGAGGCCAGAAGGCCCTGTTACGGGCATTAAAAGGCCATTCCTGGAGCGCATTCAGCTTTGGAACGATGCTATGCGCTGGTTGGCCGAATTTAGGCCGAAATTCATCCTGAGAATAGGTAAACATGAGCCGAAATAAGAACTATGCGAGCGGAAGGTATGCCGAGTACCGAACCTGCGAAATCCTGAGACGCCAAGGTTACGTTGCGATCCGGGCGGCTGGCTCGCATGGTCTGTGGGACGTGTGGGCTTATCGTGAACACATCGAGGATGATGGCCTGCCGCTAGTGCGGCTCATTCAGGTCAAAAAGAACAAGAAACCGACTGCAAAGGAACGATGGACAATCCAGGATGCGATTGTCCCTTACTGTTGCTCAAAAGAAATTTGGTTTTTCCCCAAAGGCAGTCGATATCCGACAATGGAGTTTGTGCGGCGAGATTTAAATATCCACTAAAGTGGATGAAATTCCAACTTGGCTTGCCAATATAGCCACCTCAGCCAATCCTTTCGCATAAGACTCTGCCAGCGCATACGCTCCTGATAGAGCCGCAAACGCTCACGGGCGAGCCATTGAGCAGTTTCAATTTTCACACTTGCCTCCCTTGGGCCTTGACGATAGCTGCTCTCATTGCCTCAGCCTGCTCTAATAGAGGTTTTGGCATCGAAACGCCACACACCATAGCTGCCAAGACTGCCTTATAAAGGTTAAGACCAGCCTCCAGCAGCCTCGGCGCAGCGGCGATAAGGCAGGCGTTAGCATCTGATTCTTGGAAGCCGCGTGTTTCGCGGATTTGGCAAACGTAGAACGGATGCCCATACTTTACACCAGCGGTTATGTACGTTCCGCTGTAAGGAAATGCACAAGGCTTTT